TCCATAGAGTATGTCCACTTTGTATTGTGTTTCATATTAGAGTTAAAGTAGGCTAACCCTTTAGCCGCACCAAAGAAAGGACTTGCACAATCAAACGTGATCTGTAGATCAGGATTGTGATACTTTCTTACTGCTTTCTGTATATCAGAGAACAGGACAGCATATTCTAATATAGATGTACCTAGGCAATGAATAAGATCATGCTTTCCGGGTTCTAACAGTCCATCATGTATTATACCAACGATTCTTTTTAAGGTTAGATGTATGTCAACTTTGTTTTGACCACCGAATGCCCAACCATTAAAATGATTATCTGGGTACTTATTCGGATCACAATACATCTTCATTTCCTCATACCAGTTATCTGACTGAGTATGATTCAACCCCTGTAAGACGTTTAAGAACTTACAGTTACCATTACGATTGTGTATAAAGTAATCGTTGTTGATATGCGTTGCCAGTGCGGCTTCCTCTATGGTTTTTATACCATGCTTATCATACAAGTGTTGATTTCGCACGGTCTGCGAGGGTATGTCTAAACACATGCCATAGTCCATATACTTGTCCATCCAAGCAAGAACTTTTTTACGTTGCACAAGTGCTTTAGGACAGTTCGGATTCTTCCAGTCAGCAGGCCATTGACCTTTCATAATCTGAAAACCACCCGAGTCGCCTAACATAAACGTACCCTCTTCTCTATCACGTATGATAGATTCAGCAGGAATGTCCTTAGTTATATCTAAGTCTGCATGGCCAGCAGAATACAATCCCCACTTATAAGTGAACAAACCTTCTTTAGAGTTTAAGAAATTTAGACGTTCTACGTCTCCGTTGAACCCTGCTGGGATACGTTCTTGAGGGAAATAATCCTCAGTCTTTGTATCTCGTTGCTTACCCAAGCCAGTAATAAAGAAACTACTGACTGCGGGTAAGAACAGTGCCCAATCCGGCTTATGCTCTTTTGAAAGATCGATTTGTTCTGCCATATTCTTTCCTACTTTGCTTGTGCTGGTAGTAAGTATTCATAAACAGTGAATCCACTGTCTACAGTAATCTGTGCCGCACCCTGATCTGAGATACGTACAGTCTTGTCACCTGGAAGATCCATGATTGACAAGAATACTTTAACAGGCCAATGCCATGCTCTAGTAAGTTCACCAGTCACCATAGGCTGAAACACAAAGTTACCTGAGTGAGTTGAAGGATCACCAAAGAAGATTTTAAGATCGCCACCTTCTGTTTTAGTAGTGAAGTTCAATTCTTCAGAGTTTGCTTGTGCCTGCATTTTCAAACGCATGATACCTGCGACTGTCGGTTCAAATTCTACGTCCCAAGTAGCACCTTTAAAAGTAACATTTCTTACTTTTTCTTCGATGATTGCTTGTGACATCAAACGATAGTCATTAATAAAGTCACCTTGTTTAGTTGCAAAGTGAATTGCACTAGGTACTTCATTACCTTCTTTGTTTGCTTTCGTCATATTGATTTCAGCACTATCATCATTATAAACATCAAAACTAAGAATAGTTTTTAGTTTAGTCAGATTCGGCATACCGAACGTTCCTATGAAGTCAGCAACAGGCGTTTTAGTTTTGCCTGTCACAATAACAGATTTGTCTTCTGCAATTGCATGGACTTCCGTTTCTGTATCAGTTCCCACGATCTTAACAAGATCAACGATGCCTAGACTGTGCGTGTAACCAATAATGTCTAATAAGTTATCTTTCATTTATACTCCTCGTAATGTATTTAGGTAGATATTATGTGTATTATATCTGGATTTATTGTGTAAAGCAATTGTTTTGGACAATTAATTTACCCGAAACTAAACAACTCATCAAACGTTGAATTAGTGTCTGTGTTTGCTCTTAAGTCCCACTTAAGAACACTTAGTAAATTACTGATCTTTTCATCTACCAATGTTGATTCCATTAAGTTGTCATCGAATGGAAGTTCTTGGAACCACTTGGGAAGTCTAAGTTGATCTTGCGGATAAGCAACACTTGTATAACCTAGAGCATTAGTTTTAAGTTTACAGACTACAACTTTAAAGCCATCCATGATCTCCATTGAGTAATTGTCTCCGTGTACACGTTTGAGTGTATTCCAATTCATTGCCGCTCTGACATGACCCGGCATGTTTGCTCGACCCGTCTTAGAGTTCTTTTCAAGCATTGTATAAGAAGTCAGTTTGTTCACACCTTTAGGGGAACCTTTTGTCCATGAATCCTTTTGACCTAGGATATGTTTAAACTCTTTAATCTTTTCGATGATTTCTTCACGACCTAATCCAGAAAGAGTCATTTCTAACACTTCTGATAGAAAGTTTTGTACATACTTGGGTGTGTCTGCACGTTTGAGATCAAGTCCCATTGCTTTAACTTTCATTGCGCCGTCTTTATCAGTACGTTTGTTTTCTGCATCATAGATATTGATTGCATATCTTTTCTTAGTGATGAATAATCCTCTGTCACCGCAGACTTCTCTACCACCTTTAATGATTAGTCCTTTCTCACGTGGGCAATGAAATGCTTTTTCCATAAAGCCCGGGAACGATACATTACATTGATCTGACATGTTTTCATACAAGTCGATAAATGTTTGTTTCTTGTCTTCTAGTGACATATCTGCGGGCAAGTCTTCTTGTAGCATAGGCCAAGCAGAGAAATAACATGAGTCAGTATCACCATATATCATTGAGTCGCCTGTGTGATCATATACACCAGTCATTATCTCATTGACGAATGCTGACATATGTTTTGTCACACTTCGTCCTGATAACGTTACAGACTGTCCTATACGTTTGTCATAGAAACGACAATGTTCATTAAGAAGTGCACCATATGCTGAGTTAAGTAGAATCTTACGAACTAACTGTCTCTTGTCCCAGTAGTCTATGTCTGTCTTTGTAGTAGACTCTCTAAGTTTAGCCTGCATGACTTTACGATCAGAATACCATTTAGATAACAGTCCTGGAATCACACCCTCTGTATCTGATCTAAAGATTGTACCATTCGCACTAAGGATAAAAGGATTGTTAGAATCGTAAATCATCTTCCATATCTGCGCCGCAGACATTTCTTCTTCTCTACCGTCTTCATAATCAATCGTTAGCATTGTGCCACGCTCCTGATTCTGAATAGCAGTATACTCAAGTGAACCGAACAGTCCTTCCCATAAGACAGGGCCCTCAACTGGAGCATCACCATCTTTATATCTAGGCTTTTTCTTTGCAAGTGCAAGACCTTTCTCATCCATGTATTGATCTGTAATAGTCTGTCTTACTTGTCCTACGATTGTTTCTGGAGCCATGTTTAAAGCACGAATAACTGAAGGATATAGAGAGTTGATATCTATAGAGCCTATCCATTCATGTAATCCTTTTCTAGGATTCATAACATAAGCACCTGCCGCTTGACCTTCACTAACTGTATTAAGATTTGATCTTATCTTGTTGGGTACAACTACGCCACGTTCATGTGCTTCATTCATCACAGCCATTTCAATCATAGCAACTGAACCCATACATGTTGGAAGCAATACAGTATTCTCATGTGCTAGTTGATTAGCAAGTTCTAAGAACTGTAACTTATCATCTAGTTTCTTAAGTAGCATTGTATCCTGTCTGTTATACTCAATAAACTTCTTAAAGTCTTTGTTGTATAACTGATCAAGTGAGCCTTCGTACTCTGTCTTCTTCTCACCAACTTCCATCTCACCAATCGCATCTAGTTTATAACTATGACGAGATTCGTAGTTGTATTTCTTATAGAGTTGTAGATAGTCTAAATGAATACGACCAACTAAGTCAAATGTTTCTTCTTCTTTACCAAATCGTTCATACTTTCTTTTCTTAGGATACTGTCCTAATAAACAGAACTTACGAGTGTCATCTTTACTCATAACTTTTGTTACACGATTAACCATATAAGGAATATCATATCCCTCTGAGTTCCAACCCGACATAACATCTGCATCTTCAATTAATTGAAAGAATGCATCAAACAATTCTTTCTCTGTTCTAAACAAAAGAGTATCCGGGAATTCTGCAATTGCTTCTTGGGCAGTCTCGTATGTCATATGCTTAGGGGGAACCGCTAAACAGATCAATTGATCTAGCCAGTCTAAGTATAAACTGACAGCAGTAACAGGATTGAAGGGATCACTCGGAGGAGAGTATCCTCTTGCTGGATCAAAGTCAACTTCAATATCAAAGAAACAAGTATGCAGTTTAGGGGCATCAACCTTCAGATAGTTCTCACTGAGACATCTAAAGACGATCGGAATGTCTGATTCAAATAGACGTTTCTTACCGTGGATGCGTTTTTCTTTCTCCCATTCTGCTTGTTTCCTAGACGAAAACTTCTTAACAGGAGTTCCATACAATGATCGATGCTTCCCTTTATTATCTTCATAGTACAAGACATAGTTAGTAGGATATTCTTTAAATATCCGTTCACCGTCAGGACTACGTTCTATGACATGAATTCTTTCCGCAGACTTATCATGTATTGCATCGACATACGACATTAAAGAGTTCTACCAACTGTCTCCAAGATATCGTTTAACTGCTCATGGTCAGCATTCGTATCAGTTAGTTTGCTTTTGTAAGCAATTCTGATTGCTTTCTTTAGAATAGAAGGCTTGATTTCAAGTTCTTCTGCGATTGCTTTTACTGTATCAGAAAGCCCGCCGTTAAGTGTTTCAACTTCTTGCATGACGCCCATGCCCTCGTTAATAAGTTGTTTCATCTTAGTGACTTGCTCTGGATTAAAGTATTTTGCTGCCATTTGTTTCTCCTGTAATTGAATGTAAATCTATATGCATAGTATACAGGATTATCTGTACACTGTCAAGCATTTTATGGGCGTAATTACCCGTTTCTTTCGTCATCATTTTGTGTGATGACATGTTCTAACAATGCTAGAGGCGCACCCTCTAGTTTAGAATAGTATAGCAATGCTTTAGTGTCTTTGGGTAAACAATGTCCACCAAATCCGAACTCACCACTAGGTCCTGGGACTTGCATATGACTGTCTCCTACCCTTGGATCACGTTTCAACATATCTGTGAACTGCTCCCATGATGTCTCTGCATTGCTTGATTGGTGTAGATGAAATAACTCATTGAAGAATGATACTTTCGTTGCTAACCAACTGTTAATCGTATACTTGATAAGACTTGCTGATGTTAAGTCTGTCTTAAATGTAGGTACTATTTTGACTCTACTATGATTGATATATGCTTGTTCTACTGCTATACAGTCTTGCAATTCTCCACCAAGTATTTGCATATGTGGATTAATAAACTCTTGTTTGCTATTTGCTTCAGTTAAGAACTCAGGGTTATATACTAGTCGTAAGTTGCTGTAAAGTGTCTTAAACTGCGTTAGATGATGCGGAGTGATAG